ACTCCACAAAATCCTAACAAAAAATTTAACCCTTTTCACTTCATGCTATAATGGCGAAAAAAGGAAATATATATGGTGCAGTTATTACCTATACCAAGAGATACAAAGGAACTTCTATTGGGACTAAGCCTATTACCTCTACTATGAACAAGAATAAGCGAAAAGGTAGATCAAGAAAACAAATAAGGGACTCGGCTAAAAGAGGTCAAGGCAGACCTAGATAATTGACAAAATAAACAAATACAACTAATAGAACTCTATGGCTAAACAATCATCTACAGAAGTTAAACTTCAATTCATTTGTGAAAAAATTTCTAAATTAGAAAAAGGACAAGATGAATTATTTTCTCAGATCAATAGAGGCAAGGGAGCAGTATTTGTTCTGCTGGTAATAGCTGGTTTAGTTAGTGGGTTTTATAATTATTTTAAATAATGTCTAAGCATAAAAAAATCCTCGTGATTTCAGATTTGCATTTTCCTTTTGCTCATAAAAATTGGCATGGGTTTCTTTCTAAACTAAAATCTAAATATAAACCTGATACTGTAATTTGTATTGGAGATGAAATGGACTTTCATTCTATAAATGTGAGTCATAACATTGACCCTGATTTACCTAGTCCAAAAGACGAATTGGAGTTAGGTAAAAAAGATATTCAAAAATTACATAAATTATTTCCTAAAATGGTTTTGTTAGAATCTAATCATGGCTCTATGGTTTTGAGAAGGGCAATGGCTAAAGGAATGACAAGTAGTTTTATTAAATCATACAATCAAATATTAGAAGTTGGAAATGGTTGGGAATGGAAAGAAAAACATTTTATTAATACAGATAAAGGTAGGATTCTTTTTGGACATCAATTTAGTCCTGATGTAAGCAAAGCTGTGTCTCAATTTGCAGTTTCAGTAGTTCAGGGTCATTATCATACAGTCAGCGAATGTAAGTTTATAGGTAACGACTTCCATTTAAACTTTGGAATGTCCGTAGGTTGTTTAATTGATAAAGATGCTCTTAGCATGAAATACATGAGATTAAATTTAAAAAAACCCGTTTTATCTTGTGGACTTATAACTGATGGTATGCCACACATTACACCCATGTATTTGAAACGTGATGGCTCTTGGGATAACAATATTTATATATGAAATTATCAGCAAACTTCACACTAGAAGAATTAACTAAAAGCCAAATAGCTTCAAGAAAAGGAATACCTAATAATCCTAACGCATCTCAAATAGATAATCTTAAATCTTTATGTACCAATGTATTACAACCAATTCGTTCTCATTTTGGAAAACCAGTAACTATTTCTTCAGGATTTAGATCAGGAGAACTCTGTATTGCTATTGGTTCAAAAATTACTTCCCAACACACTCAAGGACAAGCGGTAGATTTTGAAATACTAGGAATGGACAACAAAGAACTTGCCGACTGGATTATTAGTAACATTGAATCGTATGACCAACTGATCTTAGAATTTTACGAGGGTGGTAATAGTGGTTGGATTCATATTTCTTATGTCAATGAAAAGAAGAATAGAAAAATTAATGGAAAAGCAATTAGAGATGAAGATACTCAGAAAACAACTTACATACCTTACTAATGACAAACCCAGCTTTATTTAAAAATATAATTGAATCTCCTAAAGATACTCAGGTGGGTGGTTCGCATTATAAAGACCAAAAAATACAGGTGTCAGATTACATCTATGAAAACAACTTGAATTGGTATCAAGGCAATGCTATCAAATATATTAGTAGGTATAATATAAAATCTAGCAATACTTCTATTGAAGTCCAAGATTTAAAAAAGGCTATTCATTATATACAACTACTAATTGAAAAAGTAGAAGGAAAGTAATTTTAAGGCATTTTAAGGCTAAACAAATAGCTTTCCTATAGATTGATAAGGCAAGGATATCAAATCATTAAATAAAGGGTTAATTTGACAGTCTTAGAGGCTGTTAAGAACAAAGGTAGTACGCATATGTGGTGGAATTTAGCAAGTTTAGCAATTAAAGCTGGAACTGATGTTTATAAGAACAAAAAGGCAACAGAAGTTGTTATGAGTGAAGCAAGACTTCTAACTGCTGAAAAAATGAAAAGAGGAGAAATAGAATTAACTACTGCTGTAAATGATAATCAGCAAACAGGTTATAAAGATGAGGTTGTACTTGCGATTGTAATACTTCCTATCTTGGTAATTTCTTATTCAGTATTTTCAGGCTCTCCAGATGCTAAAGAAAAATTGGATCTATTCTTCTTGTACTTTAACAATTTACCCGATTGGTATGTTTGGCTAACTGTTGGAATCTTTGGTTCTATTTACGGGTTGAAGCCTAGTTTGGATTTGTTTAAGAAGAAATAATGAATTATGTTTTGGTTACTGTATTTATTAGTTACATAGATAAAAAAACAGATCAACAAGAAGTTACTTACACAAAAGTTGAAGACACTTACCCAAATTTAATTGTTACTAATAATTTAATAGGCACTTTGAATAGCACAGATAAATATAAAATAACTGGAATAGAATATGACTTAGAGTCTGTTAATTTTAAAAAAATTAATAAAAATGTCGTGAATACTTGGCATTAACCCTGAAAACCATAATAAACAATAATCAAAGCAAAACCCACACAAACATATATTTTAGTTACAGGGTCAAGATAACTAATGCTTTGCAATAAATTAAAAATAGAGTTTTTAAGAATCCATAAAATCATTACAATAATAAAGGCATAGCTAACGGCAGTTAATATTTTAGTCATTTGGTTTCCTTCCGTTGTTTTGTTTGTACAATACATAATATAGATATTATATAATATAGCAATATCTTATAAGGGGAGAATATAGTATTTGTTGCCTTCGTGGTACGAATCAAGCTTAGATTTTGGTAATAGTTCCATTATTTGAGATATGGTTTTAATAACCATTTTATCATTAAAGCAAAAGCAAATATAATATTGAGTATATTTAATATCGCACATAGTTGATTCCCATGCACAGTATTTTTTTAAATCTCGTATCTTGATTTTATTACTTGCTTTAATTTCTGCATAGAATTGCTTATTATTTCCGTAACAAAAATAATCAGGCTGAGCAACCATAAGACCAAGCTTAGACCAGTGTGGGATAGGACTCTCAAACAAGTTTTCATCTGCGTTGAGTAATAGCTTTTTAAAAGAAAGTTTTTTACTTCTACAATAATCTTCAAACCTTTTTTCAGCAAACTTGGGGTCATAGTTTTTAACTCGTTCATGGTAACTCTCCTTGTTTAAAGTTCCCTTACTAAATATCTTTTTTTCCATAATCCTTCACACTATAAGTTCTGATTTGTTGTTGTAAATATTTAACTCTTAATTCTAGTATTTCTTTTTGTTCTTTAAGAATTAAAACCTCATTAGTCAGTTCTTCAATGATTCGTTCTAAATCATTTTTACCTCTATCGTCTATTTGCTTATGTGCCTTTGTGTTGCTATCCATGATCTCATATACTCCATTGTTGCAAGTAAGTTTGCATAATTAGATTTTGCTTTTGTATAAATTTTTTCAGCTTCTAACAGACCATCAATATGAACTTTGTAAGACTGTTCAGATAAAGCATAGGACTTAGCTTCAGCCATTGAACAGCTTTTATCTATTCTATATTTTATAGTTAAAGTTTCAGCTAAAATTTTTTTATGCTCGTCTAATCTTTTGTAGGTGTATTGTTTTTCAGCCATATCATCTGAGGCTGTATCTAGTTCTATTTTAATTGTTTCTGGTGTTTTTAGAGCAAAGTATTCCATATAGTCCTTCCTTGTATTACTGGTTGTATAACAACTAATTATCTAGTTATTAACTCTTGAACTCTTATTCTTTGAAAACTAATTTGCTTAGCTTCTTCAAGATACTTCCTAGCTTTCGCTTGAAAGTTAAGACCAAGTTGATATTTTCTATTTTCAATATCACGAAGTCTTTGGAGTTCTTTCTGACTTACTGTCATTACTACTCTCCTTTTTACTTATTTTGGTTCGTTCCATTTTTAACTTACCAATTTTAATTTCTTTAAATTCTCCGTTTTTAGAATCTAAAGCATCTTGTTCATTGGGATAGTGTTCAATGTATTCAAAGAACGCTGAACCAATCTTAGTTTTAATTACTGTCATTATTATATTAATATTCTTTTAATAGCAATAGGGTTGGAAACCCTAGCCAAAAACCTAAAAAGGGAATAATTAGGGAAAAATAGGCTAGGGTTAAAATTCATTTAAAATTCAGATTTAAATATTTCTTTCATATCCTTTATAAAAGATTGAATAGAAACCTTATCTGCTTTTAATGCAGAACTTTCAAGTGCTGATTTGGTCATAGCTGAACAAAATATTTGCATTGATTTATTATCTACAAATTGAGTTGTTGGCTGTTTGTTAGCACCATAATTAAAGTCTGATGGCTTTTCTACCACTCCATTACTTGCAAAATGGTCAGGCTCATAGTTTCTTAAATCATCATCAATCGGTATCTCCTCTGTTGGTGTTGTACCATCTTGAGGTATGACCTGAATCATAGGCATCTTTGCAGAATTACTAAGAATAAATTTTTTACCAGTTTTTTTACTGATATCATATTCTATAGAAATAGAATCCCCTTGCT